GCAGTTGGGGTTTCTGGAAGTAGTGAATTAGAATTTAATTTTGGTGCAACAAATACTTTTTCAGTTTCTTCAGGAAATTCAGATGGCAATGGATATGGAAATTTTGAATATGCAGTGCCTTCAGGATATTATGCAATCAATTCAAAAAACCTAGCGGAGTATGGATAATGGCTTTACATTCGTTACACTCATGCAAAGAAATTAAAGGAGACCTTTAATGGCATACACAACAATAGATAAACCAACAGATTATTTTAATACTAAACTTTATACAGGAAATAATACTACAGATACTGCTATAACAGGAATTGGATTTCAACCAGATTGGGTTTGGGTAAAAAGACGAAGTTCAACTCAATTTCATGGTCTTTATGATTCAGTAAGAGGTGCAACAAAACAACTTGCATCAAATAGTAATAATGCAGAAGATACAAATACAGAATCATTAAAAAGTTTTGATTCTGATGGATTTACAATAGGAACATCTGCAAGATTAAATGCAAGTTCAGAAACTTATGTAGCATGGAATTGGTTAGCTGGTGGCTCTGCATCATCAAACTCTGATGGAGACACAAATACAAGTGTTTCTGCAAATACTACAAGTGGATTTAGTATTGTTAAATGGACAGGTGATGGTGGTGCTACAACTCTTGGTCATGGACTTGGTGCAGTGCCAAAATGGATTTTAGTAAAAACTTTAGATAGAAGTGAAAATTGGGTAGTTTATCATGTTGGAAATGATGCAACTGCACCTGAAGATAAATCTATAAGATTAGATGGCACTAATGCTGTACAAGATAATAATACTCATTTTAATGACACAGCACCTACATCTTCTGTATTTAGTGTTGGTGCAAGTAATGGTGTAAATCCCAATGGAGAAGATCAGATAGCCTACTGCTTCGCAGAAAAAAAAGGCTACAGCAAGTTTGGAAGCTACACAGGAAATGGCAGTACAGATGGCCCATTTATTTACACAGGATTTAAACCTGCGTTTGTTATGCAAAAAAGCACAGCAGTTCAAGGGTGGCAATTACAGGATAACAAAAGAGAAGGGTATAATGGAGATAATGATCTTTTACAACCACATGATAATGCCGCAGAAAGTGGTGTAAATAGAATAGATATATTATCAAATGGTTTTAAAGTAATTACAACAGATGCTGGTCAAAATTCTTCAGGTCAAACATATATTTATATGTGTTTTGCAGAATCACCTTTCGTCTCATCTTCAGGAATCCCAACAACAGCGAGGTAATTATGTTACAAAAATTAAAATTTGCACCAGGATTTAATAAACAAGTAACTGCAACAGGTGGTGAAGGTCAATGGGTTGCAGGAGATAATGTTAGATTTAGGTATGGTTCGCCTGAAAAAATAGGCGGTTGGTCACAATTAGGATCTGTAGATATTACAGGTAGAAATACTGCAATTCATCACTTTATTAACACTTCAGGTATTAAGTATGCAGCATTAGGTACAAATAGAATTTTGTATGTATATTCAGGGGGTATATTTTATGACATACATCCTATTAAATCGACTACGACATTATCAAGTGCCTTTACCACTACAAACGGATCTTCTACTGTAACTTTAACTTTTTCCTCTGCACACAATATAAATAAATTTGATATTATTTTATTAGATAATTTTTCGTCTATAACTAATTCTAACTTTTCATCTTCTAATTTTGATGACAATAAATTTATGGTGCAATCTATACCAACATCAACAACACTTACAATAGATGTTGGATCAAATGAATCAGGATCTGGTGCAACTACATCTGGTGGTATTAGGGTTCAACATTATTATTCAGTTGGACCAGCGGTTGAAGTTGCATCCACTGGATATGGACTTGGACCTTGGAG